GACCATGAAGCCTGTGGAACTGGTGGAGCGCGCCATCAGGAATAGCAGCAAAGGCCGCGACACCGTGCTCGATCCGTTCGGCGGCTCTGGCACCACCCTGATCGCTTGCGAAAAGTCCGGCCGCCAGGCGCGGGTCATTGAGTTGGACCCGAAGTACTGCGACGTGATCGTCATCAGGTGGCAGGAGTTCACCGGGAAGCAGGCGCGGCACGCAGAGAACGGGCGCGCGTTTGCAGACACGCGCAAATCAAGTGAGGAGGATGAATGCCAACCCCTGGAATCATAGTGGCTGCGATGGCGGTCGCTCTGGTGGTAATCGGAGCACAGAAGACCGTGCATGGCGTGAAGAAGGTGGGTCACCAGATCGGATGCCTTGCGAAGACGGGCCACAAATGCCCGCCGAAACCCCCGCCTGCAACGACGAAGTAGCAGCTGCGGCGCCGGGTCTCCAACGTGAGATGGCGAGGTGCCGCGCGGAGATCTGTCAAGCTGAACGGCTGTTACGTGCTGGACACCCGGACGTGCAGGGGCTGTGCCTGACGCTGGCGGACTGGTCAGAAGAGTTTCGCATCCTGGAGGGCAGACGTGAACGAACACTTTTTGGAGATTCTGGTGCCGGCAATCGGGCTGGTCTCCGGCCTGATCGGGGCATTTGTCGGATTGCAGAACCGCGCCCTGCTGGCGGAGGTTCGGAAGGATCTGGCGGAATTGGAGAACCGGATCACTACCCGGATTAACGGAACGTACGTCCGCTCGGGAGAATGCCATCTGCGCGAAGAAAACATGCACGTCCGGCTCGACACGCTTATGCAGGCGATCCGGAACAGAAACGCCGCCCGCGAATGAAGCTGGCGGCGCGTTTCGGTGCGGGGCAATTACTGCGCAACTTTATAAGCGCGCACTCCATCGGTGCGCTTGAAGGATTCGACGGTGAGGCCCATCTTCTTTCCGAGGCTGCCGGAGATGAAGCCGCGGACGCTATGCGCCTGCCAGTCGGTAGCGGACATGATTTCAGCGAGCGTGGCGCCGTCCGGGCGTTTCAGCATGTCGAGGACGATGGCCTTCTTGCTGCCGTCGCGCGGCGTGGGCGTCGCGTCCTTGGCTGTGGCAGCCTTGGTCGCCTTGGGCGCCTTTGCCTTCTTCGGCGCAACCGGGGCGGCCTGTGGCGCGGGGGTGGGCGTCAGGGCCTGGATGGCCTTCCAGATGCGTGCGACCGCCGTCTTGCGGTCGGTGAACTTCTTGACCGGCTTCAACTCGCCGAAGGGCGGCGCACCGGCGAAGGCGTTCCAGACTTCGACGAACCGCGTGATGGGCCAGTCGGCGGACAGCTTGGCGAACTCCTTTTCGGTGGCGAAACGATCTTGGCCTTCTGAAATCTGCTCGGCGGCGGCGAAGGCAGTGATGTTGTTGTCGGTGTCGATGGTGAAAGTCGTCATGGTGGTCTCCTGTTTCAGAATTCGATCTCGTCGGCGATGCGGCGCGCCTCGTCGTCAGTGAGGCGTGTCAGGCCTCCTTGCTTGATCCATGCGTCAACGGCATCCTGGACAGCGTTCCAGAAGTCCGTTTCCTCGTTGTCGAAGGGACGCTCAAACGCCCCGCCGTAGCCGTTGGCGTCCGTGTAGTCGTGCAGTTCGCTGAAGGAGGCACAAGTGCTGGGGACGGTCCCGGCGGCGACGTCCGCGAGGATCTCGGCCTTGGCCCGTTCCACAACGCGGCGCAGTTCGTCGGCGCTGAAGTCCGGCAAACGCGGGTTGCGGGTTTTATCGATGCGCTCTTCTCCATCCGGCTTCGCCTCCGAGCGGAGGCGGGCGGCTGTGCGGATGCGGATCTCGCGGCCGGTGGCGAGGTTGGTGCCGTACCATCCGCCGCGCGGGTGTTCACGTGTGAGGCGGACCTTGGCCAGCGTGCCGCTGACCTTCACGATGTAGGTCGTGCCGATTTGCACGTTGTGTTTCTGCATGTTCAGTACTCCAGTCCTTTCCGGTCCACCGCGCTGCGGTCACCCAGGCTGGCGAGGACGTAGGCAAGTTCCTCTGTGACGCGGCCGAGGTCGCCAGCGTACCCCCAGTTGGCGGGTTCCTGCGCCTGACACCCACGGTGGACGTCCAGGCGGAAGGCGATGCGTTTCAGGAGGTCCTGGCACTCGGCGTGGCGTTCGGCGTAGCAGGCGGCGGCGGTCTGTTTGGTGGTCTTGGTGGTGCGTGGCATCGAACACATACATCACTTCAGTCGCGGCGAATAGCAACTCTGAAGTTCGCTTTTTCAAAAGAAAGATTCACTGGGCGAACGTATGGCGATGATGGGCATTTCTCTTCGGGCCTACGCGCGGATGCGCGGGTGCAGTCTGCCCGCCGTGCAGAAAGCCATCGCCAGCAAGCGCATCACGACGCTGCCCGACGGGAGCATCGATCCGGAGCGCGCCAACCAGGAATGGGCCAAGAACACCTTCGCCGGCCAGACGGTCAATCGAGCGGCGGCCGCAGCACCGAAGGAACGCGTTTCCCCGATGCCCGAACCGCCAGCCGCAACGGGCGATCCGGTTGCTCAATACCTGCGCGCGCGAGCGGTCAAAACGAGTTTCGAAGCGCGAACGGCGCAGTTGGAATACGAGGAGCGTGCCGGCAAGCTGATCCAGGCGGTGCGCGCATCGGAGTATGCCGCGAGTTTCTCGGCCATCGTGAAAGACCACCTCCAGGCGCGTGCCGACCGTTTGGCGCCCATGCTGGCCGCCGTCAACGACGAGAAGGCCATCCATCGGCTATTGAAAAACGACGATGAGGCGGTGCTGCGCAAGGTGAGCAAAGCCATCGCGGACGCTGGTTTGTAACATGCAGCCGTTCTCCATCCATGAGGTTGGTGCCGCGGCGATGCTGCCGCCTCGCGACATTACTGTTTCGCAGTGGGCGGATGAGAACCGCGTGCTGACCGGCGGCGCGGCGGCCGAACGGGGCCAGTGGCGCACCCGATCCTACCAGCGGGAGCCGATGGACGTGCTCAGTCCCAGTCATCCCTGCCGCCAAGTCGTGGTGCTATCGGGAGCGCAGATCCTCAAGACGGAAGTGCTCCTCAACTTCATCGGCTTCATCGCCGATGTGGATCCGGGACCGGTGCTGGTGGTGGAGCCGCGCACCGAGGATGCCAAGGCCCTCTCGAAAGACCGCGTGGCGCCCATGTTCCGCGCGACGCCGGCACTCCGTGGGAAGATCGCGCCCGTCAAGTCGCGCGATTCGAGCAACACCACACTGCACAAGGTTCTCGCCAATGGCGCAGGGCAGATCACGCTGACCGGGGCGATCTCGCCCTCGGGCCTGGCCATGCGGCCGATCCGCTATGCGCTGCTGGATGAGGTGGACCGCTACCCGGCGAGCGCGGGCACGGAGGGCGACCCGGTATCGCTGGCTATTCAGCGCACCGCGGAGTTCGCCCACAACAAGAAGATCGTCATGGCATCCACGCCAACGATCAAGGGTGTCAGCCGCATCGAGTTGGCGTGGCGTGAGAGCGACCAGCGCGATTACTTCGTGCCCTGCCCGCAGTGCGGGTGCTTCCAGGTGCTCACGTTCGGCGATGGCACGGGGCCGGGCGTGGTGTGGCCGGAGGGGAAGCCAGAAGACGCCGCGTATCGCTGCGCCGAGTGTCGCGAACTGATTCCTCACCGCTTGAAAGCCGAGATGGTGGAGCGCGGCGAATACCGCGCGGCAAACCCGTCCTCGCCGATTCCCGGCTTTCGCGTCTCGCAATTGATCTCGCCAAAGAAGTCGTGGGGCGAGATTGCCGTGGAGTTCCTGGCGGCGAAGAAGTCGCCGGAGACGCTCAAAGCATTTCTGAACACCGTGCTCGCCGAACTGTGGGAGGAGACCCACGAAGTAGCGACGGACGCTCACGCGTTGTGGAATCGCTGCGAGCCTTTCGAAGCTGAAGCACCGGACGGGGTGGCGCTGATTACGGCAGGCGTCGACGTGCAGGCCGACCGGTTGGAGATGGAAATCGCCGGATGGGGACGAGATGAAGAATCCTGGTCGATTGCCTACCATGTGATTCCAGGCGATGTAACCCGCAACGAGGTATGGGAGCACTTGGAAGGCCTGCTGCTCTCCGAGTACCTGCATGCGTCCGGGCTGCCGATGCGGATCGTTGCGACGTGCATCGACTGCGGGTTTAAGGATGCCACCGTGCTGCATTTCACGCGCGACCGCTACAACCGGCGTGTCTACGCCACCAAGGGACGCGCGGGCGAGTCGCCGATCTGGCCGCGCAAGCCGAGCCGGAAGAACCAGACGCCATTCTTCATGATCGGTGTGGATGCGGCGAAGACAGCGATTTATGACCGGCTGAAGCTCCGGGATGTGGGGCCGGGCTATTGCCACTTCCCGATCGGGCGGGACCTTGAGTACTTCGAGCAGTTGACCGCCGAGAGAAAGTTCACGCGGTACCACAACGGGTTTCCGAAGCAGGAATGGCGGAAGCCGGCCAACGCCCGCAACGAAGGCTTGGACGCCCGGGTCCTCGCGTACGCGGCGCTGCACGCACTGTACGCGAGCGGTTTGAAACTGCCGGTGCATTGTGACCGCTTCGCGCGGATGGTGCAGACACGCCGAGGAGAGACGCCGTCGAACATTGCGGTGGTGACAACGCCGGCCAACACCGAGCGGCCGGCCCCGCCTCCCGCTGAGCGCGGGGACGACCCATGGATACCGCGCCGCAACTGGTTCGGAAGGAATTGATATGGCCCTGACCGTTCAGCAATTGCAATCGAACCTGGACGCCGTCAACCAGGCGCTCGGGAATCCCACCTTGAAAGTGCGGTTCCCGGATGGGCGCGAGGTAACGTATCGCTCCGTGGACGATCTGCGTAAGGCGAAGGCCGAGATTGAAGAGGACATCCGGCGGGCCAGCGGGCAGACCGGGAGCCGGGTCCGGTTCGCGCAGCACCAGCGCGGCGACGGTCCCACTGGCCCAACGCTGGACGACAGATGGTAACGGAATGAATCTTCTCGATAAGGCCATCAGCATCGTGGCGCCGCGCGTCGCGTTGCAGCGTGTGCGCAGTCGCGTGGCGCTCGAATTGACCACGGGCTACCTGGAGCGGCACGCGCAGCGGTTCCGCTACGAAGGCGCCACCGCTGGCCGCCGCGCCCACGGCTGGTACGCCGCCTCGACCGACGCCAACGTCGAGCTGATGGGGTCGCTCATCTGGCTTCGCAACCGCAGCCGCGATCTCATCCGCAACAATCCCTATGCGGCGCGCGCGGTGGAGGAACTCGCCGGGAATGTGGTTGGGACCGGGATCGTGCCCAAGGCCAAGACCGGCAACACGGCCATCGACAAGATCATTGACGCTGAGTGGCCGTTCTTCGCCGACAGCTGCGACACGCCGCAGCGCCTCGATTTCCATGGCATGCAGACGTTGACCGTCCGCACCATGGCGGAATCGGGAGAAGCCATTGTCCGTTTCCGGCCGCGGCCTGCGGACGCCGGCCTGCGTATTCCGCTTCAGCTTCAGATGCTCGAAGCCGATTTCCTCGATCAGGCCCACACGATGGGGCTGGTCAACGGCCATGTGATGGAGGGCGTGCAGTTCGACGAAATGGGACGCCGCGTCGCGTACTGGCTGTTCAGCTATCACCCCGGCGGCGTCCTGATCCTAAACCCGCGCGGGGGCATTGTGAGCCAGCCGGTTCCGGCCGACCAGATCATGCACGTTTACCGCGTGCTCCGGCCTGGCCAGGTTCGCGGCGTGCCGTGGCTCGCGCCGGTGATGATGGCGCTCCGGGATCTCGACGATTACTGCGACGCGGAGCGCGTGCGTAAGTAGGTGGAAGCCTGTGTCACGGCGTTCGTGCAACAACCGGAGGGTGTCGATGGCGATCCGCTGGGCATCGCGGGAACCGATCCATCCAGTGGGATCCCGGTCGAGAGCTTCCAGCCCGGCATGGTCGAGTATCTGAAGCCTGGCCAGGACATCAAGTTCAACAATCCGCCGCCTGCGGGCGGGTACCGCGAATACAAGATGACCGAGTTGCAAGGGATCATGGCTGGCATTGGCTTGCCCTACGAACTCGGGACCGGCGACATGTCGCAGGTGAACTACTCTTCCTGGCGCGGCGGCATGTTGGGGTTTCGCAACACCGTGGAAGCTTTTCGCTGGCTTACCCTGATTCCGTTATTCGCGATGCCTGTGTGGCGGCGGTTCATCGACACGCTGATTATGCAGGGCAAGATTCCGAAATCCGCGGCCAACGACCCGAATATCGGACTGCGCAGTGTGCAGTGGACCGCACCACGGTTCGAATCGGTGGATCCGGTGAAGGACGCAGAGGGCGTATTGAAAGATGTCCGCATGGGCCGCAAGACCTGGTTCGAGGCCGTGCTGGAGAACGGCTACGACCCTCCCACCCAGCTTCAGCAGATTGCACTGTTTAACAAGCTGGTGGACAAATTCGAAATCATCCTGGATTCGGACCCGCGCAACACGACGCTCCGCGGCCAGGAGCAGCCGGCGGCAACGGAGGAGCGAACCCCGAGTAGCAAAGCGGCACCCACCAAGTCCAAGGGCCAGGGATTCGCGGCGCTCTCGGAAGAGGACCTGGGCATGGTCAAGGATCTACTCGTCGCCGGCATGTCGCGCGCCGGCAGCGGTTTCGAATCGGTCAAGGAAGGACGTTTATGAAAGGGAACCCACAGGTAATCGCTGGGCTTCAAGAGGCCGCCGACATGGAGGGATCCATGATGCTTCAGTATCTTCTCGATCAGCGGGACGTGAAGCGCCTGGGCCTGGATCTGGCCGATGGCCTGAAGCAGATGAAGGAGCAGTGCGAGGATCACATGAAGTGCCTGGTGAGCCGCGTGCTGTTCCTCGAAGGCGCGCCCACGATTGAGCTGAAGCCCGCCGCGACCCACGACAGCGTCACCGAGATTCTGAACGATGCCTTTGCCGCCGAGCAGGCTGCCATCGCGCGGTTCACCGATCTCTGCAAACAGTGCTACGACGCCGGCGATATGTCGAACTTCCACTTCTACCAGCACCTGGTGAAGTGGCATCGCGAGGGTGACGACAAGTTCAAGGGTCATGTCGCGTGGCTGCAGAAGCAACTCTACCAGTTGAAGAAGCTGGGTGAAAACGACTACATCGCCGTCAGCGCGGTGAAGGATTAGGAGGCACGATGCCGCTTCTACGAACCGAAATACCCCCTGCGAGTACCGGCGCGCTACCTACGCAGCATGACGCCGAGATCTTCTCCGCCGACGCGCAGGTGCTGCCGAGTACCGCCAACGCCAAGGACGGCACCATCGATGTGGTCTGGTACAGCGGGGCCGCCGTCCCGAGGGTTGACCGCGCGACAGGCGAACCCTACATGCTCCAGCTCGACATGCAGGGCTGCCGCTTCGACCGGCTGAACAACGGCGCGCCGGTGTTCGACACCCATTTCACCGGGGACGATTTCAAGTCCCTCATGGCGGGCAAGGTCGGCACGCGGGCCCAGTTGGGCGTTGTGCGCCGCGCCTGGCCCAATGGCGATAAGGGCATGGCCACGCTGCAATTCGACCTGGGCGATCCGGATGGCGCCGAGATGTTCCGCAAAGCCAG